TCATATGCTAATCCAATATTGGTATTTGGTTTCATGCTATTTCTGAAACCTCCTATAGGGTATTCTCCATATCCTATAACACAACTTTTACCATCATTATCAAAGAACATATCAAAATCACACAATGGACATTTGCCTGACATCTCTTGTTCTTCAAATCCTTCTGTATTAATTTTCTCTGTTATTTTTGGCATTTATTCCTCCTTATATTAATGATATTAACTGTTTTACAAGACTTAATTGAGTTTCAATACTATAACCGTTTTCAACCCATTGTTCAAACATGATATCAAGATCCTCCATAGTTGTATTCATTTCTTTTAGAATATCTTTATTGAAATTTTCCTTATCATTTTCATCCATCCATGATTCATGACAATACGAAAACATTTCATCTAGTTCTTTTTGATATTTCATTTTATTTCTCCTTTTATTTTGGTAATCTAACTCTAGGGATTTCATCAAGTTCAGTCATTTTCTGAAATCCCCAACAAGGAACAGGAGTTTCATAAGTATCTTTATCTCCTGTAATTTGGTTGATATAAGTTGACTGAAATTCTGGCTCAGTCTTAAACCATTTTAACCAAGCCTTTCCATATCCATTAAATCCAAAAGATCTTCCAAACCAAGTACCAGATTCTGACTGAGCCATCTGAACTCTTCTTCCATATGTATCATTTCCAGTAAAAAATCTAGTAGCCTTTGCCATAATTATTTCTCCTGAATTTAAGTTTTTATGTATGTTGCCAACTTCTAGATCTAATATAACACATCTGTCAGAAAAAGTAAACAAAATATTAATTATTTCCGGGCTTTATTAAGGAGGGAGAGAGGAGAAATACTAATTATTTTCCCTATTACTATCCAATCAATTTACCCCAACCACAAGACCTATTATAAACTAAAAAAGGTGCTTGTCAAAAAGAATTCAATTAATTTTCCATTATATACATATTTTAAGTAAATGTATATAATTTTTTGACAATTATAATAAATTAATATAATATTAAAGTAACCTAAACCTAAAATAAGGATATTTATGCCTAAAGATAATTATATAGATAAGGAATTAATGCAAGATGAAATAGTTAAATTTAAAGAAACAAATATAATTTCAGAAGAATTACATATGATGTTTTTTGAAATGTGTAATAGAATAGGAAATAAACCAAATTTTGTAAATTATACATATAAAGATGATTTTATCTATGAAGCATATGATAGATGCCTATATGCAGTAGATAAATACAATATTGATAAAAGGAATCCATATGGTTATTTCACAACTGTAATTTATAATAGAATTTTATGGGTTTTACATAAAGAAAGACAAGAGAAAGAGAAAAAGGATAATTTAAGAGAGATTCTATTTAATAATATAGTAGATAGATATCCTAATATAGATCAACGTCTATTATTTGAAGACGAAGAATAAAAGTAAATAATTAAAATAAAAAGGATTATTTACTTATGCCACAAGAATATGCTTATGAAAATTCGTTTAAAGTTGAGATATTATCAGAAAAATATAAATATCTTAATAATTCCATAGTTGATACTTCAATTCCTGGATTAACTATTGGTACATCTGAATACCCAACTGCAAAAAGACCATTAACAGTGCCAGGTACAGGTACAATTATTGATCAATTAGCATTAACATTTATTTTAGATGAAAGTTATACTAATTGGAGACTTGTTTATTCTTGGTTAAATTCATTATCTAGTTTTTCAGAAACAGATGATAATCCTGATGATATAAGTGATATTGGAATTCATATATTAAACAATAAATTAAATCATGAATTTGTTATTCAACTTCAAGATTGTTTTCCAATATCATTATCTGAAATTCCTTTAAATAGCCAAATAAATTCAGCAACTTCTATTAAATTTGATGTGACATTTGTCATAAATGGTATTATAATAGATTAATAAATAAAAATTGCTGGAGAATGAAATGGACTTTAATGAATTAACAGAAATGGTTAAATCTGATTTTGAGTTAAATGAACAACATTTACAAACAAAAATCAGAGAAATACCAAATTTGCATAATAAATATTTAAGATATTTTTTTAAAGAAAAAACAAAATTAATAACATTAGAAAATAGTCTTAATTTGTTATTTAGAGAAAAATGGTATTATTATATGAATGATTTCGACTATAAGGTCGAAAAGAAACATTTAACTTGGCATGTAGAATCAGATCCAGATTATAGTAAATTATTAGTTCAATTTAATAAACAGAAGCATTTAGTTGATTTTTTCGAACAAACACTTAAGAAGTGTAATACTATTAGTTTTGATATTAAAAATTTAATAGATTATAAAAAATTCATGGTAGGCGAAAATTAGTGGTTAAAGTACATTATCATAATGAGTCATTTGTTTTTTTAGAATGTGATTTAGATCAAGCTGTAGATATAAATAATCGATTTGCATTTTTTGCAGATAATTATTTCTATTCACCAAAATATAAATCGGGCATCTGGGATGGGAAAATAAAGCTTTTTAGAATTAAAACAGGTCTCTTTCCAATTGGATTATTATCTGATCTTTTCAAATATTTTAAATTACATTCTATAAAATACCAAATTGTTGATAAGAATATAGTTTCTAAAGCTAGAAAATATTCTAAGAAAAAAATATGTGATTTTAACTCAAAGGTAATGAAAAATGAACTCACACCTAGAGATTATCAATTACAATCAGTTCAATTATCTCTTTATCATAAAAAAAGAGTAATATTATCTCCAACAGCATCAGGTAAATCATTTATTATATTTTTACTATTTAATATGCTAAAATATTTAAATGATGATTTTAATTTTCTATTATTGGTTCCTACAACTTCTTTAGTTGAACAAATGGCATCTGATTTTCAAGAATATGCTGAAAATTTATGTGACTTTGATGAATATACACATAAGATTTATTCAGGTAAGGATAAAAATACAACAAAGCCAATCACAATATCAACTTGGCAAAGTATGCAGAATATGCCTACAAAATATTTTGAGAAATTTGATGCTGTTGTTTGTGATGAGGTTCATACAGCAAAGGGCGCAGAATTAGCAAATATTATTCAAAATTGTGTAAATGCTGAATATAAAATAGGATTATCTGGAACATTACAGGATTCAAGTATAGATAAATTACAATTAAAATCTTTATTTGGTCAAATCAATAGAGTTACTGATTCAAAGACTTTAATGAAAAGAGGTCTTTTATCTAAACTTAGAATAAAAGGAATAATTTTAAATCATAATAATGCAGATAGAAATCTTTGTAAAAAGATGGTTTGGCAAGATGAAGTTGCATTTATAAATAGTAAAAAAGATAAAATAAGACTATTATCAAAATTAATCGAAAAAGAAGATAATAGTCTTATTTTATTCAAAACAATAGAATATGGAAAAACTTTATATGAATGTCTAAAAAAGAAATATCCTAATAAACAATTTTTTTATGTTGATGGCTCAGTATCAACAGATTATAGAGAAAATATTAGAAAAGTTTCAGAAGTTAATGATAATGTAGTTATTGTTGCATCTTATGGTACATTCAGTACTGGAATTAATATTAAAAATCTACATAAGATTATGTTTGCTGAGTCAATGAAAAGTTCTATAAAAATAATCCAATCTATTGGTAGAGTATTAAGATTACATAAAAATAAGAAATTTGCTACTCTTTATGATATCTGTGATAATTTATCTTGGAAAAAACGATATAATTATACTTTAAATCATTTCCTACATCGTATTGAAATATATGAAAAGGAAGGATTTAATTATAGCATAAAAGAAATTGATTTAAAGTAAATAATTATAATAAGATTATAATATGACAGATGAAGCAATAAAAAAGATATTATTTAATAATATCAATAAGATAGATGATATTTTTAGTTTTATTAAAAAATTTAATGGAATTATTTTATATAATGACCATAAAATAATATTTAGAGCTAGTAGATATTATCTATTAATCAAAAAGTATAATAATCATTATTACTTAGAAAAAGGTAAAATTCAAATTAATTCAAAGGAAAAAATAGATGAAACTCATTTAGCTATATCAAAAGAAGTACTAAAAATGGCTAATGATCAATTAAATCATATATTTAGAAAAATTATTAGTAACAATAAAGTTATATTAGATGATATAACTAAATATTATATGATTCAAATAAATAATAAAAAGAGGTAATATGAGCAGAAAGAAGCCTCAATATAGTCAAGGCTTATATAAACCAATAAATCCACATAAATATAATGGTAATGCAAATAATATCATATATAGAAGTGGATTAGAATTAAAGTATTTTAGATATGTTGATTTAAATTCAAGTATATTAAAATGGGGTTCAGAAACAGTAATTGTACCATATATTTCAATTGATGGTAGACCTCATAGATATTTTCTTGATTTATGGCTTAAAACAAAATGCAAAAATGGAGCAATAAAAGAATATATATGTGAAATTAAGCCTAAATGTTTTGTTGAACAACCAAAACCTCAAAAAAGAAAAACAAAGAAATGGATGGGAAAATATAGAACTTGGTTAGTAAATCAAGCTAAATGGGATGCAGCAACAAAATTTGCTATACAAAAAGGTTGGGAGTTTAAAATCTTGACTGATCATGATATATAAAGGTATAAAATGAAATCTTTTAAAGAGTATTTAATAGAATTTTTTAATGAAGGTAATCAAATTCCTCTTTTGAGAAGAAAAGGAATTAATGGATCAAAAGTATTTTGCCCTAAATGTGGTAAAACATTTGTGTATTATAAACAAAAAACTCAATGTAGGCATTGTAAATCAAATATTGTTTCTACTATGCAAACTAACGATAAATTAGATAATGAATTAAATTAGGAGATAATATAAGATGACAACAACACCAATAGCACAAATTTTACTAAGTGATGGTACTTTAGTAGATGCAATAGATATTGATACAGCAGGTTCACAGATTACAATAACCTATCTTGAATTGATCCTTACTGTTACAGCAAGCACAAATTTTTCAGTAGGTACATCTATAACAGGTGATAGCGATAATGGAAATGATGGTGTAGGTGAGGTAATGGCTAAAGATGGTAATGATTTGACAGTAAGGCTCATTTCAGGAACATTTGTTTCTGGTAATGGGGTTGATAATGTTAGTCCTTATAGTGCAGATGATACCACAATAACGGCTGTGGCTCAAAATGTTAAGGTTTATAGGACTAGTTTTAATATAAAGGAGATCATAGGGACATATTACAATACAGGAGAATAATAAATGAGACGATTTGATGAAATACTAAATGAAGCCAAAGGGGATAAGGAAGCTTATCAGAAATTTTTTGACAAAATGCTTAAAAAATATAAAGTAGATTCACCTGAAGATTTGGATAAGAATAAAAGAAAAAAATTCTTTGATGAAGTAGACAAAGGTTGGAAAGGAGATAATGAAAGTGACTAGACAATTTACAGAAATTTTAACTGAAGCAAAAAAAACCTGATTTATCAGAATTAATTTTTAAACAAGCATGGTATAGAGAAGGTAAAAATCCAACTCATTATGATGTTAAACTATTAAAAAGTACTCCAACAGAATTAACATATGCTGTATTATGGTATGATAAAGATGAAGAGTCTTGGGTAATTGACAAATTTAATGTTGAATTTAAAATAGATGGTGATCTTGAAGAAGATGAACGATATTTTGGTGATAATAAAGATGATAAAAATCTTAAAGATGCAGTTAGTAAATTTAAAAAAATGAAATAGGATGGTTTTAATTGGCTAAAAAAGTACCAGAGGATATAAAGGCTTTATTTGATAAAATAAATAAAACTGATGAAGTGCGTGATGTACGTACGGTTAGTCCTACATCAAAATCTGGTAAAAATCAAATGAGATTAGGATATCCTGTTACTTTTGCTTATGATCCTAAATGGAAAAAAACATTACCTTATTATGATAATTTACCATTATCTATTGTTTTAGCTAAATATGGTGATAGATTTTTAGGTATTAATTTACATTATGTTCCATGGGCAAGAAGAATTCAATTAGCTGAATATTTAGTTAGAAGAACAAAAAATAAAAATAGAGTCACTTATCGTGATATTAAAGCTGCATGGAAAGCTGCTAAATTACCATTAGCATTAGCATCTTTATGTATAAGGATGTATTTACATAGTCATATAAAATCTAAAATGAAACAATTTGATTGGGAAACCTATAGAGAAGCAGCAAAAAATATTGATCCTAGATTTAAGAAAAAAGCAGATCAATATATTTATAACCAAACAATGAATAGTTTTAGAGATCAGAAAAAATCAACTAAAAAATAAATGGAGAATAAAATGAGACAATTTGACGAAATACTAACAGAAGGAAATCTTTCTAAACCAAATTATAAAGATTTAGTTAAAAATGCAGGTTCAACTAAAGATATTGGCATAGATAAACTTAAGAAGTTATTAAGTTTATCTATGCCTAAAATGTGGATGGATGATTTTAGGAATAATAAAAAGGTTCAAAAACTAGCTAATAATTTATTACAAGAAATTGGTAATACTAAACAAAGTTAAATATAAAATATAAAAGGATAATAAAATGAGGCAATTTGACGAAATACTAACAGAAGCAAAAAAGATGGATCTTACTGATAAACTTTTTAATCAGGCATGATATTCAGAAGGAAATGGCGAAGTTCATGATAAAAAGCTTATTAAAACAACACCAACACAATTAACCTTTGCTGTTATATATTATGATTCTGAACATGAAGATGCATGGGTTGTAACAACTTTTCATATTAATTATTCATTATCACCTGATTATGGAACAGGTCCTAAAAGTTTTAGGACCTCTATGAGTGAAATGAATTCAGGTCTTAAAGAAGCAATGAAAGCTTTTAATAAAGCAAAATAAAATGAAAGAATTTAAAGAAATATTAATAGAAGCTTTCTGATAAAGGTTCAGTTTTAAAAGAAATAGATAAGTTTTTTACTGAATTAGATAATGCTGTAGATAGCTTTTCAGAAAAATATGAAAATAAATATTCTAAAATATATTTGAAGGCTAGATCTGCCGGAGTAAAAGATGAACTAGTAAAAAAGAGAGAAAAGCGTAAAACACATATAATTAAGAAAATTCAAAACAATACTTACGTATTATAATAAAGGAGAATAAAATGAAAGCATTTTCAGAAATACTAACTGAGGGAAATCTTTCTAAACCAAATTCAAAAAAGGTTAAGAAAGAAATGTCTGCTATTGCAACAGCAATGGACACAGCAAATAAAGAAATTAATAAAGATATTGA